TGCTACGGCCGCGGCAGTAGGTGGTATGCTGGTTGCTTGCTGCCAGACGATGTCGCCACGCAATAGTGCAGGGCTGGCTATGGATTCGTTACTGGGACTTTTGTTCGCAGGCAGATCAGTTTTGGTTACACCAAAATATTTTTTATATAATAGGTCAACTTTTGCTGAATCTGAAATTGCCATTTAGTTACTCGCTGTCTCTAGTGACAGAGCTGATACTGTCTGTCCACTGGTTAATTTAATTCTTACATATATTTCGTTTGTAGCTGTACTTGAACTGGACGCTGTACCAAACGTGCAAGTTTTACTATGATTGGTAACTGCTGAATTCAGTGTTACTACACCACCCAATGCACATCCATTGCTGCCGTTACCACCAGTGCCTGCTCCGGGCTGTCCAGCACCAGCATATGCCGTATCCATGGTCAACCATCCGTTTAATGTTGAACTAGTATCAATTCCGCTGCCTGGTAATGCTACCCAAAGTCCAGCAATGGTTCCAGTAAATTTAATATTAAATTTAGACACTGATGTTCTGACAAATCTAAATGTAAAATACTGTGCTCCACTACGCCCTGAACTCAGGTTAGGTCCCACTGGTAAGTATCCAGTGGAGTAATTGGTCTGATCATGTTTTAATACTGCTGCAACTATAGTCGCATCATATACTTCCAACGTTGAACTTTGGCTGTTAAACAAAGATGCACTGGCTGTATAAACTGGATTGTCTGTACTACCAGGATTGATAATTCTGGATGCTGTTCCGGATCCTGTGCCCACTGTACTGCCAAAGGTCACCGCAGTTTCCTCCATGGCGCTACTGGTACCAGTTTTATACAATATCGTAGGAGTCCCACTGACTATTAACGCACCTGAAGACCCAGTGGCATAGTTATTGTTAACACTTAGGCTGGGCCCACTAGCACTTGAGCTAAATCCAGTGGTAATGGCAGATGTGGTTTCAAAGTACGCACTGCCAGAACTTACATATAAATTTCTAACTAATGGAACTGTGACGCCTGCACCAGTGTATGTTACCACTGTGGGTGCAGCGAAAGGGCCACCAGCACTGGCGGATACCAGAGTAGATGAACCTGACGATATCCCCAATGGATAAGTATCACCACTCAATCTGGACACGTTACCTTTAATTCTGAACGATGTGCTGGAATTAAAGTGAGGGATAGTACTGGTGTAAGTACTGCTATTGGAACTCAATGCAATACTGGTATTACTAAATGTAGGGGTACCGGGTGTTGAACTATCGTAATACCAGGTGATAGTATTGGTGGGAGAACCAGCAGTATCAACAATCTGCGCACGGTTCCATCCTGCAGGTACAGTATTTCCAGACAGGCTGGCACTGAAACTTTCCCAGAATCCAGCTGTTACTGCGGACACTACGTTGTTATAATCCTGGTCCGCAGATATGATCAGATTACCATATGTACCATTCTGACTACCAGTTGCCAGTGTGGCGGCACCAGCAGCCGCACCGTTAAAATATGCTGTGACTACACCAGAGTCTCCTGGACCTACATTGGTTATGGTACCAGCGGTATAGGTCGTAACTCTGGTTGCACTGACACTAGTGCCGGCAGCCACACTAAGGTTGCCCCAACCTGAGTTATCAGTTTGCGTAAAGTTGGTGATACGACCAGTGGTCACCGATGTGCTTAAAGACAGTGTGCTGGTCCCAGGAAAGACTGGGGGCGACGGAGGCACTAATTTACCTAACACAAAGTTTAACTGTGCAATACCGTCTGTTACTGTTGTGGTAGTTGTTAGCGCCACTGCGTTGCTGACCAGATAGCCAGCAGTATTGGATCCCATCTGAATACTGTTACCAGTAAATCCGTCCAATCCTGATAGTGTGTTTAGATTACCAAACGCTAGATTTCCGGAACCATCAGTATAGATAACATCATAACTAGTGCCACCAGAAACCACTAGATTACTAATTGATCCCAGGCCAATTTTACCAGTGTTGCTGACAATAGTATTGCCCAGCACAGTTAGGTTGGCCAGACGAACATTGCCTGGAGCATCAAGATCATAACCCGGATAGAGATTGTTGACGCCCAGTCGTTTGTTGACTACATCAAAAACTACTAGGTTACCGTCAATAGACAAGTTAGCACCCTGGCGTTCCAGGTTGCTGTACAGCATTGGGCCGGATATGCGTCCTATTGCCATTGTCCGTCCTTAGGAAGCGTCAGTGCTGTTAAGATTGTGTATAATGTTTATACGGTTAGGGCTACTAGGCAAGCTGGGTGCTGGCGGTGGGCTGGTAAATGTAATAGTTGTTCCACTCACTGTATAATTTGTTCCAGGCAATTGGTAAACTCCGCCTATTGTTACCACAATATTGGTTGCATCGCCTTCGCTCTGACTCATAGTAAAACCAGTGGTAGTTCCGTCGCCCACTAGGTCATCCACAGTGATGCTGACGGAGCCAATTTTGGCAATCTGGTTCCAGTTGCCGTTGTAGTAGAATTCTACCTTGTTGTTGCTGGCATTAAATCTGATTAGTCCATCTGACGGCGCATCTGACACGCTGGTGTAGCCAATGGGCAATCGTACACCCAGGGCACCAGGAGCTATGTCTGGATTTTTAAGATACTTTCCCATTATTAAATTCCAATTGAACTTACGGTTACGGTCACTGCGTTGGCTGCCGAGCAGTTGGCACGAATTGAATCACCATTGGCTAAAATAAATTTTTCAGCGTAAACAATGTAAGTGTCCTGTGCTCTAACTGTGAGTTCAGAATAGATAGCATTGTTGGCGTTGGCTATTATGCCTGATCCAGTGACTATGTATACATTACAAGTTACGTTGGCGCCAGTGGTATTACACAAGTGAATTGTGGTGATCGCACTAGTACCTGAACTAGCATAAACGTTAGCTGCTGTGCCATTAGTAAGGCGTGTGTTCTGTATTGCCATTTTTAATCCTATCCAAATATAATACTATACGAAATTGCCGCACTTTTAGTGGCCAATTCTTGTTGGTTGCCGTTTGTGTTGTCTACAAAAATTCCTGATTTTCCGCTGCTTACTGATCCAGTATAAAATGTCACAGTATTTGCTGTGTCATAGATGGTTATTCCAGTAATATCGATATTACCAGAAGTTGAACTGGTGGCAATGTTACCGAAAGTACTACCATCACTGGTAATCTGCCACGTATCATAAGACTCGTTCCAACGTAGCTGCACGTTTGCGCTGGATCCGCGATCTATTTCAATACCTGAAAAACCCAGTGTGACTCCAGCTCCGGCTTCACCCTTGTTTAGAGTAAGGATGTTATCCACGATACTGGTGTTGGTGGAGTCTACGCTAGTAGTGTTACCACTAATGACTAGGTTACCATTTACTGTCATCAGAGGGACATTAATAGTATAACTGTCAGGGATATTTTTAATTGTGGCCATCGTAAAAAACCTTATTATCTGTGTATTTAGCCTGATGACACCAGGCCTAATCAAACAAAAAGCGGCCGAAGCCGCTTTCTGTTAATTGATTAAAATATCAATTAGTTACTAGATACAACTACTGTACCAATATCACCAAAGCCCTCAGATCCTGGAGCTTCAGCACTACCAGTAAGAGTCCACTTGGCTTGCTCACCATTAGCATAGTCAAAACCACTACCTGAGTTCCGAACTAGAGTTGCTGTATTTTCGTCAAGTTTCTTAACGTAATATGTGCTGCTCTGGCTGTCAGTTGCAGTAATAGTCATTTCACCAGCACCAGGTGCGGCTGTTACTAGTTTGCACTTACCTGTACCTTGTGCTGTTGTTACTTTATAACGACGGGCACCAACTTGCTTGATGATGTCTCCAGCTACTGCTGATGAACCGCCATTGGCTGCAGGAATATATGCGCTAGTAGCAATAACGTTGGTCACTGCACTTGTGAGTGTTGTTGTAAAACTTGCTGGACTTGAATTGGCCCCAGTAATTGTCACTGCTGGTGCTGAGGTATACCCAGAACCTGCATTGGTAATACTGACTGCTGTAATATATCCACCAGCATTAACGGTAGTTACACTAGCAGTTGCCTGTACACCACCCGGTAAATTTGGTGCACCAAAAGATACCGCTGCGTTGGCTAGATAATAACCTTGACCTTTTGTGATTAAATTAATAGTGGATATGCTTTCACCACCAAATGTTACTGAACCCTCTACTGGGTCAAAGAATTTTTGTTTTAACGGACGTCCCATTTTGTTTTCTCCTGATAAGTTGGCGTTCTAGGCCTACGGGGTTGGGTTACCCCATAAACTCTCTCTCGAGCGAACTATATATTTATTACAAACTTGACTTTTATCCAGTCTTATAATAATATATCTATATGCGCTATTGGCTCAATGGCAGAGATATACTTAATATCAAAGTCAACAAAAAACCCACCGAAGTGGGTTTCTTGTTTTTACAGATATACTGCTATCAGAGATTACTGGAAGCTCAAGTTAGCCACAGAGATTTCTGATACGTAGTCACCAGCGTTACCTAGAGACGATGCTGTGTTTGTCAACTCAACATATCCATAACGAGTCATAAAGCCTACGACTGGTTCGAATGTTGCTGGGTCAAGAACAACACCAGAACTCATTAGAGGAATGTAAGGGCAGTAGAACGCGGCTGCATCAGCTTCGCTCGAACCTTTATATCCAACTAGAACTGGTGTGCTGTCGCTAGCATAGCTATCGACGTAAACACGCATAGCACCGTTCAATGTACCAACAAACTTAGTGTTTGTAGGAGCTTCGAATGTACCTTCTGTAGTACGTGCAAATGCACTTGTTGTAGCTGACTGTAGAACAGTTAACGAAGCTGGAGAAACAACAGCCCAGTTACCTGCGCCACGACGTGTACGTTGTGCAATCAAGTTTGCTGAACGGTTGATTAGAACAGCTAGAGCAGCGTGTTCGTCACCAACGAATGTAGCAGTACCTGAAACACTAGCTTGGTCGTAAGCAAAATCTGTAGCAGCTAACGAACGTAGCGAGCCTAGGATTTCCTGGTCGATTTCAACTGTGATTTCTTGTGCCAAAGCAGCCATAATTTCTGCTTCAACATCTAGGCCGTGCATCGACTGTGCGTCTTGAGCGGCTTCGAATGTCCAGCGAGCTGACAACTTACGTGTCTTCGCTTCAACAACTTGCTTTAAGATCTGAACGTTGATACGGTTACCTGGTACACCTTCTAGTGTGCTTGTTGCTGTTGCACGACCAGCTGACGAACCTGAGTAAGCTGTAGCGATCTTGAATGGCGACAATGCTTCGTCACCACTTGTTGCGCCAGTAGCACCACCTGTACCTGAAACGTTATCTGCATAACGAACACGTAGAGTGTGGATCTGAGCAACAGGACCTGTCATGGGCTGCACACCAACGATTTCGTTAGCGATAACAGTTGGCATAACACGGCGGATAACTGGCAGAATTACACGGTTAAGTGTAGCAACGTTGCTGCTTGATGTAGCACCAGCAGTAGCGTTTTCAGCCAAATACTTGCGAGTGTTTTCTAAGATTACACTCATGGAAGTTCTTTTCGAACCTTGTAAGCCTTCTAGCAGAGCGTCTTTGGTTTCGCCCCAACGGCTTTCTAATAATGCTTGTGTCATTTAAATCTCCTATTTAGGGTTAAGTCACTTTAGCCCTGCTAAACGGCGTAGTTCAATGACATTATTGTCCTGAACCTCGGCTTGTTTAACAGTTTTATCACCAGTTACTACTTGACGACTTTCGTTTAATACAGCGGACTTTTCAGCCACTGGCTTAACAGTAGAGTTGTTTAGTACAGCTGGTAGATACTTATCAAATGCAGCCTGCAACTTACTGGTCTGCACTGATTCGAGTAGTTCGCTCATTACAGCGGCCTTCTCTTTGTTTAATGGTTTCAACAGTTTGGCCATGTTGTCACGGCGCTCTGATGATTCCTTGATAATGCGAATTTCTTGTTCTTTTGATTCAACTAGCACGGCTTTTTCTTCAGCAACACGCTTGGACTCAGCAATAATTTCTTCTTGCTTTGTCAGCATTGCTTGCATTGCGGCCAACTGCTTGTTCTCATTCAAGTGAGTAACAGCAAATTCACCAGCAAAAGCTTCGAACAGACGACGACCAAACATGTTCTCACGAGCAACTTGGATATCTTCTTTCAGTTGAGTCAATTCCGACTCTAGCTTGTTAGCTACTGATTCTTTTACAAGAGCAGCACTGCGTTGAATAAAGCTCTGTTGTAGTTGAGCCAATTTTTCTTTAGCTTCAGCAACAAGTTTAACTTTTGTTTCAACAACTGCTTTCTTGTCCTGCTCAAACTCTTGAATTTCTTCAGCTAGAGCACGGATTACAAACTGTTCAAGTTTAGCGATGCTATTCTCGTACATTTTGCGATCAGCACGTAGTTCTTTGATTTCTTCAGCTAGTTTGGTAACCATGAAATCGTTGAACTTACCAGCACCTTCCATCATACGAACGTTAAATTTCGCACGATCTTCGGATAGAGCTTGTTTTTCTGCTTGGAACTCTGTTAGTTCAGCAGTTAGGGATTCAGTAACCATTTTGTCTAGAGCTTCAACCATAATGCTTTTGTCATGCTCATAACGACCAGCGAATTCTTCACGTAGCTCAGCACGTAATTGCTCACGTGCTTCAGTTAGCTTGGCTTCCCAGGCTTCACTGATCGCTTGTTGTGTCGATTCGTTTATGATCCCCGAGTCTAACAATGGTTTGATAGCATCTAACATTGGGTATCTCCTATAGTTTCAAATCTTTGATGAGGCGCACCACAGCCTCTTGCAAATACTTCTGTACTCTTTGATCGGTGCTGGCATCACGTGCCATTTCAAATACCTGTGCTCCGCCTTTCATATTCATTAAGCCTTCATAGATGGCTTTGGGATATGCATTCGGTGCACTGGGTTGGGCTACAATGTCCACAGTAATGATTTCAAAATCACTAACGTGTCCGCTTGTTTCGTTTACCTGACCTGATCCGCGGCTGCTCACACCCAGCTTAACGCCAGATGTCAACATACTCTCAACGAGCTTACCCATGGGGGTTGGTAAAACTTTTAACTTTCCGTATCCTGTAGGACCGTCCATCCACATTTTTGTAATCATGTGGCTGACACGATCTAGGTTAATCTTTAAGTCATCAGGATGGTCAACTTCACCAAGAACTGAGTAACCGGTTTTTAATTGTTCGTTAACTGTGGAAACGGCTCGCTCAATTTCGTGGACAGGGTATACACGCTGGTTGGCATTCTTTACGCCGCCCTGAATGAATACCCCTTCCATATAGAGATCCTTTCCCTTGCCATCAGCAGAGTCTTCCGACAACACTTTAATACCAGCGTTGTCGAAAGTAAGATGCTCTTTTAGTAACAAAGCCATTTTGTTTCCTAATCTATTAACGTGCTTTTAAGATACTGTCTTTTGCAACTGGAACCGAACCGTCGGTTGTGCTGCCTTCAGCTGGCTTGGCTTTGGCTTTTGTACCGTAAAAGTCTTGTGCGCCTTTGTTGCCGCCCACTTTGTTAACATTGCGCTTGGCAACATCAATTTCTTGTGCTGGCTTAACAAAACCACCAGTTTTACCGTTAGGCTTTTGACCGTCTGGGTTCTGCTCTGCTCCGCCATTGGCGATGTTAGCTGCTGTGCCGCCCATGTCGTTCTTCATGTTGTCAGTAATGCTGGCTTTGTTAACTGCAACACTACCACCTGCACCAACTTCTGAACCTTCAGCTGCGTCACCTTTGTACATGTCTTTAACTTTTTCGACATATTCTTTCATGATCTCAGCTTGACTACGGCTTTCCATTTTGCCCGAACCTGAACCCTTCTTGGCGAATGGATTACCACTGCCGCTCTTGCCCGATCCTGACTTGCCTGAACCACTAGCGCCGCTGCCTGACTTACCGCTGCCAGCAGCTTCTTCAACTACTTCTTCTTCAGCTTCCATGGCCATTTCTTCGTCGCCACCAAATGCTGGCTCTTCAGCGCCCATTTCTGGAC